CCCGTTATGACAGATGGTTTGTAGCGATACTCTGCGTAGCGTTCTTGGTAGCCGAAGACGTCGTCGTCGGCGGAAGTTGCTTGAGCGTAGATCTCCTTGTTGAGCACGGCCTGTTCACCAATGTGTGAAAGGGCTGGCCAGTAGAAGTCCCAGCGAGTTTGCCGGGAGAACATGCGGTTGAGGCCTTGTTGATAGTTTAGGTCGGCGCGAACGGCGACCATTCCGATAATGACGCAGTGTTCCGTGAAGGATTTCGTGAACCCATGGCCGCTTGCACTCATCGTGCCCATAGCGGCCAGGTTCCCTTGCGGCGTAGTTGCGTCTGTCGACGATGTTTGAGCGATAGGGTGGATGTTTACGGGAGTAGACCCACCACCAAGAAACTCAGGACGCTGAAGACGAGCATCAGGAGAAATAACACCAAAATGACTTCGGATGATTTCCGTGTAGCGGGTTCCGCCTCGAGCGTCTCGTTCGTAGAGTTTCTGGAGTTGGAAAGCCTGTCTAAGAGCGTTGATAGTAGAAGCTGTGGCGTCCGAGAGGTCCGCGTAGTTGTATCCGTACCGGGTGTTCCCTGTGCCTTGTCCATCTTGTTGCATCCGGAGTACGTCACCGACTGCGACGTTTCCGTTCGCGTTTCTCCATCCCGCGTTTCCAGAAGTTGCAATCGCCGTGGTTTCCAGTGTCGTAGGGCGGTCAGAAGACGCCGGATTGCCAGCGTTAAGATAGAGAATATCCGTAACAGTGTCGTCATATTGCTTTCCGCGGATGGGAGCTTCGGTTCCGAGCGGTAGTGGAACAGAGGGTCCTTTTTGTGGCCAGGGTAGGCATGAGGTGAAGTAGTCGTGGCGCTTGCCACGTTTTAGCAGAACGTAGTCTGCAGGATCGTCCGGGCCGTTGTCTTTATCGACGACAACAGAGTCTTGTAAGTTTTGGTCACGGAACCATTCGTTCCAGATGAGATTATAGGCCCGGTGCCAGAAGGATGAGTGTTCAAGTCCTGCGACTTGAGTGGGGATTCCCATGTAATCCGACAGAGATTGGTTGGCGTAGCCGGTTACGAGAGGCGAGGTCATGGTCGGGACTAGAAATTCTGTGGAGTCGTCCGGATCGGTTTGCTCGCCGTTAAATTTTTGCCAGTTATCCCAGATAAGTCGGATGGGTACTGCGAAGAAGAAGCTATCGCAGAAGACATTGTCCATAAACGGGACAATGGGTGTAGCGAGACGAGCGAAGGTCGTCATGCGTAAGTTGAAGGTGTCGCCGGGCAGAGCCTCGTCGACGAAGACGGGTACTAGATACCCTGAGTCGAACGTAGTTTTGTAGCCGTGTGAGCGATTGAAAGATGACCTTGGAATATTGGTCTTTGGTACTTGGCTAAAGCTGTGAGTCATTACTGATTTCACTGATGTTCTCCAATTGGTTGGGCCGGGGAACTATTCCCCAGCCCGTGGATAAGTTTAGTTATACGACTCTCGGCGTTTCGGTGTTTTGGCCGAAGGCCGAGCGGATCATGTCCACGTCTTTCTGTGGACGTCCGCGATTAAACTCCCATGCGCCGCCTAATGATATCGGGGTTGCATGGTTTTCGAAACGGGCATTATCTTCGTAGTACTCAGCGATTTCGAAGAGGGTGAAGTCCTCCGGGTGTTTATGGAACATGGTTTTGTCGTCATTGACGACGTCTTCCCAAGAGCGGAGAGCTTCCCCTTTGGTTTGCATGAAGAAGGGTTTTAGATACGCTTCTACTTTCGAGTCATAGACTGCGAATACTTTGCATTTCATTTTCAAACTGCCTTTCTAGCCGTTGCATGTTTCTGACCATTAGCTGCTCCTTTTGCAGCAGACGGTCGGGATTTAGATTGTCAAATGCTTTTTTTACTGCAGATTTTTGATTGTTGCGATTTTTTTTTACCTCCTCAAAGAGTTCGGGATTTTCTTTTTCAAGAAAGCGGTCGTAGCGTTTTGGCGGCAGTGTTGCGCGATGGTCAATAATGACCTCGTCGTTTGGGTAGATGTCTTTTTTATATTTGGCGTAGAAGTCGCGTCCGATGGATTGGGACATGGTCGCGTATTCGGGGAGTTTTTCGCCCAGGATTTCTCCGGTCGAGTGATCCACAACTTCGTAGTGGTGGCGGTAACGAGGTCCGTTCCGTTTTTTGGTGATATAGCGGCCAACATAGGCCGCACTTTCGAATGTGACATCGCCGATTACACAATGGCCGAGTCCCCATATCTCAGTGAGTTCCTCGGAGATGTAGTACTTCTCCTCGTTGTGAGTTTTCCAGTATTTTTTGTCCGCGAAGTCAAAGTTGAATAAGCATGCGTGGTAGTGGGGGCGGTTTAATTTTTCGCCGTATTCTCCGCATTGCAGGTATCTGATTTTTCGCGGGGAGTATTTTGCGCGTAAGCGCTTCATGAAGTCTTGAAAGTGTTTTTTTACGAGGGTGCCAAGGGGTGGAAGGTTTTCGGGTGAGTAGGTGAGAGTGATAAAGCAGTTGGCTTCGTTGAGTTGAGCCTCGTGTACAGCGCAGATTGCGGTGTCTTTGGATTTTTGTAAGCGGCAGACGTGGCATTGGCCGCATGGAAGGGTGATGGGTGTCCGGGACATACTTCCGGACGGGGTGAATATTATGCTACGTTTCCCATTGGGGTTTAGGTTTGCCGACCTATAACCCGTCAGGGGCTTCAAACACTGCATTGTTTGGGGCCCTTTCTTTTTGGCTTAGAGTCGGATTCCGCCTCGCATTGGGGCTGGGGATACGTTTTTTTTGTGAGTTCTTCCGGCGGTTTTCGAGAATAACCGTTTCAACTTGCGTTTGGACATTTTGGATCTGCGTTTCATGTCTAACTCCCCCTTTACTTTGTGAGTTTACTTCGGTTCCAAATTTTTTAAAGCCTGTCCGCAAAGCCTACCACCGTCAAGACGGCTGATGGGCTTGATAAAATTTTTCCTTCCGAAGTTTGCTCACTTCAGAAAGGTGGTTGTTATGACCAAGTTAACGAGATCCCAGATAGTCCTGCTCATTACGTTGGTTTCTAACCGGTTGGATTTTTACCAGTCCGGAAAGAGTAAGGTCAGTGAAGTGCGTATCCAGGAAGCCCAGAGCTTGCTGGAATTCCTTCAAGACCTTTTGGCCACAGCGAGTAAATAACGCGGTGTGGCCTGTCACCTGTACCAGTTACATCAAGTAGGTGGCTGGTACAGGTGCTCTGACGCGCGGTTTAATCCTCGCCTTTGGCGGGATTTTTCGAGCCGCTTGTCGGCCCCCCAGGAGGCTCCTGGGGGGCTTTTTTCGATTTACGGGTAGGTTCGGGTGCATCGGCATCCGAATCGCTCGCCTGACGGCGTGTAGCGAGTCCTAAGCGTATCATTTCGTCCCCGTTCTCCGGGTTCGTGGCGAATTCGAGGAATTCCGCCGGGTCGTTGCTGAACCGTTTACGGGTTGCAGCTGAGAGGTTGGCGAACTGTTCGTTCGCGTGTGCTACCGCGTTCATGGCGGTGAGATAGTCGGGTGCGTCGATGAAATCGCCGTACCGGGGTTCGCGATTGATCATTTCCGGCAGTTGCCCGGTTTTCGCGAATTTTTTCATGATGGTGTTGATGTTGGATTCTTCCTTGAAGGATTGGTGAGTGCGGGAAGGTCCGTTGATGACTGTTCGTCGTTTTTCGAATTTTTTATAGTTCTGTCTGAACATTATTGCTTTCCTTTTCTGTAAGTTTTGAGTTGCCTTTTGTAGCTGTCTCGTTCGACTTCTGCTCGTGTTCGGCCCTTCGAATCTCTTGGAGCTCCTCCCGGATTAGTTGGCGGAGTTTTCGTGAGGCCCCCGCGCAGGAAGCGACCGATAGAGCCAGCAGCAGTGTTAACGAGTTCCGAAGCGCGACCAGCGATGTTGTCATACGTGATTGCCGAACGGTCCCATTCGGCTTGTTCTTTTCCAAGTTTTGCCTCGCTTTCGATTTTGGGGAGATTGGCCTTGGCGGCTTTCGCAGTTACGCCAGCAATCTCTTTTTGTTTTTCCGCTACGGCAGTTTCAGCCTGAGCAAGTGCCGTGTCGGCGTCTTTCTTTTTTACGTCGGCTTCGATGCTTGCGATTTGGAGCGCTGACTCCATAGCGCGTTGAATGATTTGTCCCCGATCCTCGTTCGGGGTCCCTGCGGTTTGTTGTGACGATGCTTGCGCCGCGGAGGTCGAGGATGCTCCTCCTTGGTTCATGGCTAGCATAGGATTTAGGCCGGCAGCTTTCATGTCGGCCATGGATGTTTGATATGCGGTTGTCCGCTGGTGCTCGCTGAAGTCGCGAGCCTTTTGGGCTTCCGCCGTGTTGTATTCTCGAGCTTTTTGATTCTCGAATTGTTGCCAAGAGCGACCGGCGCGCGAATCCGCGGCGGATACCATTCCTGATATTCCGCCGCTGACCGCACCCATGCCCATGGCTAGAGCAATTGGTATAGGCATGGTGTTTCCTTAGAAGTGATCGATTAAGCCCGGGACGCCGTAAATAGGCATTGGTCGGGCGGTTTTCATGTCGATGTACGCATCGAACAAGAATTGAGGTTCCGTCGGTGTCGCGATTACGCGGTCGAGCGGTGGGTCCTCTTGGATGAAGGATGCGTTTAGAACGGGAAGTGCAGAGAAGTCCTGCGCTAAGTGCCAGATGTCGAGAGTTTGGGCGTCGTTGGAGCGGAATTTGCCCGTTATGACAGATGGTTTATAGCGATACTCTGCGTAGCGTTCTTGATAGCCGAAGACGTCGTCGTCGGCGGAGGTTGCCTGAGCGTAGATCTCCTTGTTGAGGACGGCCTGTTCACCAATATGTGAAAGGGCTGGCCAGTAGAAGTCCCAGCGAGTTTGCCGGGAGAACATGCGATTGAGGCCTTGTTGGTAGTTTAGGTCGGCGCGAACGGCGACCA